GGTCTGTTACTTGCAAATTGTTCTAGTAGCACTTATAAAATCAAACAAGAAAAGGATAAACAAGTCCTTAAAGTACCGTCTTGGTATATGAAAGATTATAACGAGAAGAAAGAATGTGGTACTAAAACGTTCGGCAAAGGCAAAGATAAAGTTTGTATCTTTGGTGTCGGTACAAGTGTTTCACCAGATTTAGAACTTGCAATTGAGAAAGGTATGATGATTGCAAAGGCTGAACTTGCTGATAAAGTAAAAGGTGAGATGAATAAGAAAGCAAAAATATTTACTACTGAATTAGGTAAGAATACTAATAAGACCGTAGTTACAGATGTTGAAACTACATTGGTAAATATAATCAAACAAACGCCTGTAAGAGGTTATGAAGTATTTGCACAAGAGGTAACTCTAACAAAGAACGGATACTACAGAGCATGGATTGGTTTAAGATTACCTATGGGTGAATACAATAAGATGTATAACTACTCTATTGAAACCGTAGTTGACGCTTTCAAACTAAAAGAAATGGCTGATAAGGCCTATGACGAAGTAGAGGTTATTGCTAATGAGCAGTAAAATAGAAATATATTCAAAGCCTAATTGCACCTATTGTGTAAAGGCTAAGAACCTGGTGAAGACACTAGGCTTTGAATACAAAGAAAAGATGTTTGGTAAAGACTTTAAAACACCAGACGAGTTGTTTGAGGCCGTAGGTAAACAAGTAAGAACTATGCCTCAAATAATTATAGATGATAAACATATCGGTGGGTACAACGAGTTAGTTGAATACTTTAACGATAAAGGTTTAGTAAACTTTAAGGGTGAGAAAATATAATGGCAATATCAGATTATTCTTCACACGATTGGCGTAAAAATACAGATGACGCTGTTGTAGTAGATGAACATGGTACAATCATTAGACCTGTGAATGCTTTAAAAGTAAAATTTACAGACCCTAAAGACTTAAAACCATATGAAGTTGACATATCAAGGCTAATAAGAGTCTTTGTTAATAACATAACAGATCATAGAAGGAGTGTTAAGTAATGCACAAGTTGAATACTGTTTTATTATTAGTACTATTGACTATAGCAGTATGTAATTCTATCGCTATAAAAAAACTAAATGATGAAGTGTTTTGGCCTGATGGCATAATGAAACCACTAAACAAATGATGGCAGATAAAAAAGACAACGACAACGTAATATTGTTTCCTAAAATTCCTATGAAACGACCTAATCAAAAGGCACAGGAATTAGACGCTAAACGACAGGAGATGATGAGATTGCAACATAACAAGGTTTATGTACAGGCAATATCTGAACAATTAACAGAGTCAATGCTATTGACATTAAGAGATGAGAATATTAATATAACAGACAAAACGTTTTTAAGTGACTATAAACTATCACTAGAGGCAATTAAGTCTATGTTGCTAAGACAAGTACATATGAAACACCCTCTACAAGAAAGAGTTGACAAGTCTGTTACAACAAAAGGTGACGGTAAAGATGTTTATGCTATTACTATTGACTATAAAAAATTTTAAGAATTCCATAAAGCACTTTGGGATAGTTGCTAATGCTGGCAAAGTTAGTAACTTTAATCAATGCCATACAAGAAGGAGTGAATATAATGTTTAAATCATTATTCGCAAATGACTCATTAAGAGTTGTAACTAAAGCAAAAAAAACTGAAACTAGAGGCAGAAAAACTTTGTCAAAAAGACAAAAAGTTTTGAACCTTTTATCAAAAGGTGAGTCTGTGACTTGGAAAACTCTAAGGAACAAATTTGATCTAGTATCACCTAGAGCACTTGTTGATACTTTAAGAGCAGAAGGTAACATGATCTATGTTAATCAAACTGCTAAAGGTACTTCATACAGAATGGGTGTACCAACAAAAGCGATCATCGCTGCTGGTATCAAAAAATTATATGGGACTCCGTTCGCATATAAAAATGCCTAATACTCAACGAGTATAAATAGATGTATAGGGGTAGGGAGACTTACCCCTTTACATAACAACATGAGGAGGGCATTATGCCAATGACAACATCACAATTACATGGTATGGATACAGCAGGTTCATCTGCTCCATTACTACATGAAATTCTAATCAAAGTAAACAACGCCAAAGACAAATCAAAAAAGATTGAAGTATTAAGAGAAAACGATTCAGTACCATTAAGACAAATACTGAAAGGTGCTTTTGATCCTAAAATCAAATGGGATTTACCAGAGGGTACGCCACCATACAAAGAGAATGACGCACCAGCAGGTACTGAACATACTACACTACACACAGAAGCCAGAAGATTATGGCACTTTGTTGAAGGCGCTAACGATAAACTTACTAAATCCAAAAAAGAAATGATGTTTATTCAAATGCTAGAAGGCCTACATAAAGATGACGCTAAACTTTTAGTATCAGTTAAAGAGAAAGAACTGAACAAAGTATATAAAGGTTTAACTGATTCTGTGGTTAAAGACGCATTTAGATGGAACGAAGAATACAAAACCATCGGATAACATAAATATTATAGAGTGATTCTATAAAATTCAACTATAGGGTGTATTGACAAGATGTCGCACCCTATAACCCATTGATTTATCTACATTATTTGTCCATTTTTTGCTTGATTCATACACTAAATTATGTTATATTTAAGTATGAAAACAACAAAAAAGGAGAATATACTATGTCAAAAGTAAAACAATGGGCAGAAAATACTGCTGAACAAAAAGTTGATAATATTATTGCCAAACTTACATCTGGCGAAATAGATAGATCAACTGCTAAGACTAAAATTATGAAAGTTGATAATTTAGAATTAGTCGGAATTGATGAACATAATATTGATGAAGTTATTTACGAGGCTCATGCTAATGCGTAAATCATTTTTTATATTATTTTTATTATTCATCTATACATGGTCTTGGTCTATATTCAATGTTGCCAAGGCTGATGATTATAACACGGCTGTTATAAGTCATGTTATATCAGAAAAAATTAAAGGCACAGATATTGATACATCATATATTATGGAACAAGAAATAGAAAAACTTGCCCATAAATTTATGATTGATTCAGTTACTATATTACAGGCATACCTACCTCAAATACTAGAGGCTATTGCTGCTGATTTAAGATTACAACTTGACGAGAAATATAAGGAACAAATTTTAAATGGTAACAACTAGAAAATCTAAAGCACTAAAACTTAAAAGAAAGCTCAAACGTGAGCTGTCTGGTAAACGTAAATATATTACAACTTACAAAGACATAAAATCTTATTTTAAATTAGTTAATTCAGCACTATTTGATAGTAAACTTTCACCTTTTGGTCAAGTAGAAATCAAAGACCTAAAAAGACAAAAATGTATAGGTCAAGTTGTAGTGCTAGAGTGGAAAAGAGCAGGTACTAGATTGTACAAACTAGAGATGTTACCTTCTTATCCGAACAAAAAAGATTTCTTGGATACGCTAGTCCATGAAATGGTACATTTATATCAAATGCAGAATTTAGGCGATACAGGTAACCACAATGATTTATTCTGGTCCTTTGAACCTAAAGTAAACTACATCGGTTTACGATTATAAAAGAAAGTTATATTATGAAAGGTGAGAAGAATCATATTGACGAGTGGTTACAAAAACAAATCAAAAAAGGTATTTCTATTATTGATAAAGTATTAGACAATAATATTAATGAGTGGGAATTGTATTACACAGGTCATTTACAAAGAGATATACTAACAAATTTCCCAGGCAGAACGAGTAAAAAGATTTTCAAAGGTTATAGAAACCATTTGAACAACGATAACCTTGTGTTTATACAAAAGAAGTTTGAAGAACACGGTTATGAATATTATGTAAAGAGAGGTATATAATGAAACTATTGAAAAAACATAAAGAGATATTAAACGAATTAATCAAAGGTAAAGGCTACTGGAAGACGCCTACTGTACCTAAAGATTACAAAGACAAAACAAGTGTGCTAGATATACTTGTGCCATTGTACTTAAAAGGCTTATTGACGTTTCAAAGACAATACGACATACCACTAATCGGACCTAGTAACGAACACATGGTTAGATTCAAATGGTATGATGTTATGATTGATAAAAAGAAAACAATTAAAGACTTAAAAAAGGTGGTTAAAGATGGGCAAATCGTATAATTGGCATAGACTCGCAAATCAGGCTTGGTTTTATACAAAGGTATTTTTTACAGTATTAACTTTAATGGTTGCTGCTTATGCCTACGGTACATACAATCCTAATAAAACAGCAAAGGCTGTAGTCAACGAAGAACTTGATTTATTCTATATGCAAAAGATAGAAGAAATGGGACTACAAGAGCCTGAATTTACATACAGCAATGATATTCAGTTTGTACGTGCTATGCACAAATGTATAAACTATATTAATTTCTCCTTACCAAAAGATAAAAGAGTACCTTATGAGATGATTATAGGTCAGGCTGCGTTAGAGTCTGGTTGGGGTAACAGTAGATTTGCTATGAAGGCAAACAATCTATTTGGTATAAGAACATGGAGTGAAGATACTCCACACCTCTTACCACAAGGCATAACAAAATGGCCAGGTTGGGGTGTGAGAGCTTTTGCTAGTAAATGCGATAGTGTAAAAGAATATGTAAGATTACTAAACAACCATAATGCTTACAAAGAGTTTAGAGTATTAAGACAAAAGATGTTAGATAAAAATCAACAACTTGATTCTATACAACTTATCAAAACTTTAGATAAGTTTTCTACTACAGCAGATTATGACAAAAGAGTTATAAGAATGATAAAGAAAATAAGAAAACTAGAGGAGAATAAATGACAGCAGAGTATGGAGTAGGAATGTTCTTTTTTGGCATGACAGTAACCCTTATAGGTTTTTTGATTGCCTTTATGGTTGTCAACTACAATCTAAAACAAGAACGTAAAAAGAAATACAAAGAAACAGGTCCATTAGCAGACTTGCACAAATACATGCCTGGTGTTAAATACGGAGATGATTGTCAATGAGTTATGCTCAATCAGAAAATCACAAAAGAAACGTAAGAGTTTTAGCAGAGGGTGCTCAAGGCAAAAAGATGACACGTAAGGTTGATACGTGGGAATACGAATCACTTGCAGATTGTATTAGATCAGATCAAGTGCCTGCTGAAGAAATTGCAGAAATATTTACTGATAAAGCATACTATAATTGGTATAAAAAGAAGTATTTTACAGCTTGACATTGCAGTAAAATTGATATATAATAGACCCTATGATACATGAAGAAGACATAAAAAGACAAGAAGACCCAAAGATTAGAAGACTCAAGGCGTTAGCAAAAGCATGTGCTAATGCTCAACTTGACTCTTTCAAAAATTTATGGTATAATAAACTTATGCAACTTGCTAAACAATACAACATGACGGACTATGTTATGAGAAAGCTGATACACTAATGAATATATTTTACGTAGATAAAAATCCAAAGACAGCAGCCAAGATGATGTGTGATAAACATATTATCAAAATGATACTAGAGTCTGCTCAAATGCTATGTACAGCAAAACGTGTACTTGATGGCACAGAATATTTTGATACTACAAAGAATGGTCGTAAGATAAAAAGATGGCGACTAGATAACTCTAATGAAGAAGCAATCATATACAAGGCAGGTTGGCTAGGTCACCCTAGTACGCAATGGGTACTAAAGTCAGCATACAACTATATGTGGTTGTTCAATCACTTCATAGCACTTAACGAAGAATACAAATTAAGATGGCAAAAAGATACAGACCATGTATCAATAACTAAACTTGCTGATCTACTAAAACA